CTTTATATAGTGATTCGAATGGATTGTCAAGTATTAATTTGTATATAATTTACGATATGCTTCGATATCTTTCTCATACTGTTTTGAACAGAAATTAGACTGACGTTTCCAAAAGTTCATCTTACGCTCACATATGTCTAACTCTTTAGAGGCATGATGTTTTTCAACTCTATCGTCACTTTTCAATAATATAAATTTCAGGAAAAAATAGTTTTCTAGATGCTTACAAATCATATGATTGGCATCGTAGTCTTCTGCATAGAAAGATGAATTGAATGTGCGTTTTTCAGTGTCGCTATAAAAAAACATCATGTGCATATCTCCCTTTAATCACATTTACTGTTATAGCAGTGATTCGAAGATATGTCAAGTATTAATTTTGTTTTTTATGCCTGCGAACACGTTCTCGCCATACAACATAACTACGTTTTTTAAGATTATGTTTCATTATTTTCATAACGGCATCTTCGGTTAAATCATACTGAGATTTAATATCAGCCCAAGTTGTTTTATCACACCAGGCACTCGCAATAAGTTCAGATAAATTATATTCAGTCATATGATTACCGTAAATTAGTTAGGATGCATCTTTATCCCATCAACCCACCAGTCTATTAAACTGTAGTCCGGTCATCAACACTTACGCACTCCGCTGTACGGCATTACTCTGCTTCGGCATTTTTCTGTACGGAAACAACTCCGCTTCTTGTCATATGGGATCTTGCAACCCATACTAGTAAGTAGTAAACTTACACGTGCTTGGCAGACAGGGTGGGATTCGAACCCACGGAACCTCTCGGTTCGGCGGATTAGTAATCCGCTGCTTTCGGCCACTCAGCCACCTGTCCGTATTGTGGTATCCCGTAGGGGAATCGAACCCCTCTTTTCAGGTTGAAAACCTGACGTCCTAACCGATAGACGAACGGGACATAATGGCGGACTGTACGGGAATCGAACCCGTCTCCCTCGCGTGACAGGCGAGAATTCTAACCGATAAACTAACAGTCCTTCATACTATTCATAACGTTTGTCGAGGATTTTAGCCACTCCTGCAAACATTTCATATTGACGCTCTGCTTCATCTTGTGCGTCAATCAAACGTGCTTCCCACTTGATAAGGATATTCTCAAACGCTGGGGAATCACTGCCAAAGGTTTCGATATCTTTCAAGTCTTCTACAATTTCAAACAAGTCGTTAATCATGTCGTTCATGTTGTATGCCTTCTTTGTTAACTTACTCTTACTTTATACAGTGATTCGTTTAGAATGTCAACCTTTTATTTAATTTAATTTGGTGGGCGACCCTGGAATCGAACCAGGCGTGCGTCTCCGCGAGGGAGTTACAGTCCCCTGCCACACCTTGCGGCCTGTCGCCCACATGTATTTGGTAGAAGTGGGTGGATTCGAACCACCTCAAAGGCGCTAATCTGGCGCAAAGAGCATATAAGACTCCTCTGACTACCAAGTCTCACTTCCAATTTGTTGGTGCTCCCGGTAGGACTAAACACGGTTTCCTTTAGACCTATTTTCTGCTATAGTAAGGTATTGCAAATTATCTTCATGATGCAATCCACCTTTTGATAACGGTATAATATGATCTACTTCGTATCCTACTGGGCAATTTTCATATATTTGTGTTATCTTTTCTTTGTTTGCATTGGGAGCATGTGATCTGTTGTATCCATATTTTGCTCTATATCTTGCTTGTCTCGCTGCATTACCCGCAGCAACTAATTTCGGGTCTTTTTTTCTAGATTCTGCTGAACACTGTCGAGAACAATACTTATGTTTAGCACTTAATTTAGGTTTTCCACAGTGTGTACATTCTCCTGGTGCATTACCGTGTCTACGGTTTCCTTTATTATTATATTTTGCAGAACAACTTCTGCTGCAAAATATAGGATTCGTTGTTTCTTTATTACATGTGATACATTGGTTCATACTTTTATTTATCTTTTTGAACCATTAATCAGTCCGTAACAGAAATTTTGGTAGGAGATAGAGGTTACGCTCCCCTGACTCAACCGTTATGAGCGGCTCGTGTTACTATTACACCAATCTCCCAAATTTCCGTGTATGCGTCGTGGCTCTAACCAACTGAGCTACAGGAGCATTATTTCTGGAGCGGGTAAGGAGAATCGAACTCCTGTCTAAAGGTTGGAAACCTACCGTAATAACCACTATACGATACCCGCTTTGTATCTTATCTTTCTACTAAAGGAGTAGCAGCCTGTGAATCATGATAGTCACCACTTGCATAGTAATCACGATACGCGACCTCTTTGACCATTACACCATCTCGCATACGATATGTAACAATTTCTCTACGAATGACACCAGTAGTATCAGCATCAAATGCATTTTTAAATGGTCCCTCTGTCATATTGTATTCTCCTTAATAATATTTGGTACTCGTACCCGGACTTGAACCGGGACGCCTCAAGGGCAACAGATTTTAAGTCTGGCGCGTCTACCGATTCCGCCATACGAGCATAACTGTTAAATTATATATTCGTCGTGTTCATTTTCCCACTGACCAATAGCATTGCGTAATCCCAATGCTAAGAAGTCACCGCCGGACATTTCTAACATTTCGTCCCATTGTTCGATAACTTCATCCAGTTGTTCCCGAGATAGTTCATCAGGTGAATCCACCCCAAAGTGTTCTTGAATTAACTCAAATGCCCATTCAGTTACTTGGCTTTCAAGATAATCTAGCATCTTTCCAGGACGATGAATTTCAAATTTATCTTCGCTCATTTTTAATCTCCTAATCCCAAGCATGGAATGATAATAGATTGGGAACAATTATCTGGCCAAGCGATTGCTGCCGACAAGATAGGAATACCCACCATTAGAAAAATAATTAATAAAAATGATAGAAATAGTCCGTTAAAATCACTCATACTTTTGTTCCTTAATAATTTTTATTTTATTCGTGTTCGCCGCCGCGACCGCGTAGACCTTGCAATTTAGTAAGTACATTTGGCTTGCGTTTGGCGGTTTCAAATGTTGCGACTGTTAAAACGATACCAGTAATCAATACAGTATGTACAACTACATTGGCTCCTGCATATGCCCAAGTGCCACTTGCAATAGTAAATACGCTTACCCACATCCAAGCAAGAACTTGCATTAACATATGACGGACAGGCAATGAAGGGATATTTCGTAGTGGGTTCGTATTATGATCCATCACTAGATTCCAGTTATTAATAATAAAGTTTTTCATTTCAGTCTTTTCATTTTTGGCGGTCCCTATAGGATTCGAACCTATGACATCCACTTTAGAAGAGTGGCGCTCTATCCAGCTGAGCTAAGGAACCATTATTAGTTTAGTAAATAAGTTGCATACCATCTACATCAGATTGCGACCAGCCACGTGCCTCAGCATGAGCATCAACAATATCTTTATATTCAGCGTTTGTCCACATACCAACTTCAATGGCCCATGCTTTCATTTCAAGTTGCATCATAATTGATTGTTGGCCCTGAGCAGTTCCAGCATTGACCTTGTTTACTTCGTCCCAAATCATTTGTGCGTCTGACATCCTGCGTTCCTTTTTATCTTATAGACTAGTTATAGCATATTGATTCTAGATTGTCAACCTTTAGTTTCCAAAATAGTTAATTAAATTCCACCATGTATATTCAGTTCCTTGACCAAAGTCCATCCAGCCCAATGCAAATACACCGACTAAAACATAGCAAAGAAATTCATCAATTTTTTCTTGATTAGTCATGCGGTGAATACTCTGCTTCAAATTGATTGAATGAGTTTTTCTTTTCATCTAGCATACATTCTAGAGTACTGATTGCCATACGCTTTTCATCACTTGCACCTTCTGTCAAGTTAATGATTACATTCTGAAGTGTTTGAATGTCTTGCAATACATCGTTCATAATATACCTCTTTTGTTATTACTATTATGTTATACTATGATTCGTTCTAAATGTCAAGGTATATTTTATTTAACCAATCAAAATCGTTTATTTTTTGTAGGTCTGATGGTGAATTAATATATTTTTTACCATAGCCTTCTCCCATCGTTGCACCGATAGAAATTAATTCATGATATTCAATGTGCAATGGAGATTTCCAACGATCAAGTCTTAATTGTATATCATCAGTTGCTACACCACTTGCCAATTTGGTACATTCCCTAAAGGCACCTTTCCATGCATTAAATGGTGTACTTGCAAATCTAGTTTCATTTGCAGGTATATCTATACGATAATATGGAAAGCCAAGCTTTGCAACACCGGTGGTCACATCAACTATTTTTGTGGAACTTTCAACAAAGAATGAATTACGATTAAATAACTTAACACCGCCATATCCCGCAAGTTCGCCCGTTGCGGGGTTTAATGCTCTCCAAACGTGAGTACACTGGGTCTGTGGTACCTCTGGATATACATCTATACTATCAGATGGTATATACGAAAAATCAAAATCATCAATTATCCAAGCATCACCATCTACAACATAAAAGTTTTCGGTTATACTTTGTTCGGCACACACTCTGTGCGCTTCATATACCCCATCTACATCAGCAGTATTAATGACTCGCTGATTCTTGCCAACCTTAGATAATATTCTTTTTAAATTGTTATCTGAATAATCATCATGGTAAGTAAGATAGAATACATCTATCACGCCACTTGGATCTCAGGCGGTCTCCCGTTATCACTCACACCCAAAATGCCGTCTGGATCACCTAACCAAAAGCGAATACTTGTATCATCAGCAAGTCTCAGGTCTTGTCCCTGTGACCATCTACCGTGTTGCATTAGCACCCAATCACCAACCTTCACATCATTCTGTTCTGGTCCTACTGCATAAACTTCCGCCCATCGTGGCCTAATGCCTCTATCACCTGATTCTGCGGTACTATCATCTAAATGGATAATTCCATTTAATTTTTTAAATCCTGTGTCCATATTAGTAAGAATAATTTTATTTCCAATTGGAGATAACGTTTTCATTATTAATTCCTCATTTTGATTTTTTAGATTTGTTTTTCTTTAATTCATCTGCTTTTACAAAATTGCCATCAGCATCTTCTAACCATTCTGGGTCAGTATTTTCTTCTACTGGTTCGGAGAAAGGTTTTGGTACCGGTCCCGGGCTAATCTCTTGAATTACAGGCTCATCCCAATCATCTTCCATTGGTTTATCTGCCGTTTTAGGTTTTGGTGTATCATCTAACTTGATACTTGCTGCTTTAACTGCATTTGGATTATTTCTATTATAATGTTCTCTTGCTATTTCGTCAGCACTTTTCATAACTCTTCCTGCACGACCAAGTTTATCACCACGTGCATTAGAAGCAGTATTACCTACTGTTATATTTTTATCTTGTTGTGCTAACAATTTGCCAATATCAATATTAACACCTCGCATACTCTTATAATTTTTCATACCTTCGCCTTTTTTATCTAAGGAACTCTTTCCAGTCTAGATCATAGTGAATACTATTTATCTTATGTATTCCGATCAAGTATAACACATAACTTGCTACACTACTTCCACGGCCAACGCCCCATACTATTTTATTTTCTCGCATATAATCCACTAAATAAATCATATATCGTAATAGCATAATCATATCACGTTTTGAGAATTCTGTTAATTCTTCATCGACCCTTATTAGTTCCTGTTCTGTGTAACATAATTTTTTTACATAATCTGTTACATCAATTGTTTTATATTCATCTGGTAAGAACCATCTTGATTGGTTATTTTTATCAAACTCCACCAGTTCTGTAGTTATTATTTCAATCGGTGTTAGAGGATTAATATTTAAATAATTACTTTGAATAGCAGTATTATATTTTTCAAAATCCTCATGCCATTCGACACTTTTTACAGGTTCAATATCTTCTTGGTTGTATAGCATCTCGTATAAATCATGCCTGTTATACACAACTCTACCATATTGATCTTTTAAAGAATCAATCCGTGACGATTTTTGGCTGCCAATCATGTATTTTTATAACCTCACCTGGATCATCAACAAGTTTTAATTCACCTAGAATTACTTGTTGTATTTCATCTAATACATTATCATATTCTGGAGGGTTTGTCAAGTCTGTTTCTTCATTTACCTCATAATCTTGTGTTTCAGGAGAGTTTCTAAACCACCATGGTGTATCATAATAATATTCTTTTTGTCCGATCCATGTTTCAATGCCAGGCAATCCTGGATAATCTTCATCTGCATATGTATAACTCATTGTGGGATTTTCAAACTTACTTGTAATCTTCACACTTAAAATATCTATATGCCCATCTGCTATTGAATTAAGTTTAGCGTGTAGTGTCATAGCAATAATATCACTTGTGGGAACATATGGTAACATAACTATCTTATTACCTACTTCATCTAATTTAATTGGTGCTGACTTATGTGTAAAAATACTTTGATGTAATACTTCTTCTAAGAAGAATTTTACTTTTAGAAATGCAGCATTTCCCATTGCTAAATCAGTTGTGCACCAAACAAAATCAATTTCTGCATCAAAAATTTCTGAATACAATGATGCTTCTGCTTGTATTAATGTTGTACTAAACATTGTCTTAAATGTTGTAAAACTATTTGCGGTAATTACAGTATCGGTCATTTTTTATAACTCTCTTTTATTTCATTTTTATTTGTATTAATTGTACCTTCATAAAGCCAATATACATTATCATCAATCTCTGTTTCATCTGTATAAAAATCATACATAAAAAACACTTTGGGAAATAATTCACTTAATGGTTTAATAAAATCAATTAAATTTTTATAATTACTATTGGTTGTAAATCTCAGTACATCGTGTCCGTTATCCCAAGCCATCGTTTCAAAATTAAGACTGCCTTGATTGGATTCTATCCACGAGTCTTTTATATATTCATAAAATTTAGTAATTTCTATATCTGTTCCATCTACTGTTATACTGTGATATGTTTTAATGATATTTTCATTCATCATCTGGGTCATCTATGTCTTCTCCTACAACTAGGGATTCTGGAGTACGACCGCTTATAATATCAAATCGTTGCCGTTCTAGACGCTCAGTTAATTCGAATTGCAGTGTTTCTAATATACTCTGCAATTGTTCAACTGCATCATCTAGCCCCATTGAATGAGCCATGTTCATTTTCTTTAAAACGTCACTCATTTTTGTGTCTAGTTCCTCTTCGGAGAGACTCTTATACTCTTGAAACATTATTTTATTCCTTATGTCTCTTTACTATAGTTATTTAGTATAAGAATTTATTTGATGAATTGTTTCAATTGTGGTGCAACCCATCCTTCGGGTTTTAATACCTTACCATCATCGCGTTTAATTACTTTGCCAGTTTCGGGATTAATCTTAGCAAAGTTAGTATTCATTACTTCATTCCATGCTGCTTCACTATCCCAGCCTGCAGCACGAATAGCGCCCATAGTAACAACTAAAATATCAACTAGCGCATCAAGTTGCTCTACTTTATCTTCTGCTACAACTGCGTCTACTAATTCACCATACTCTTCATCAATTAATCCCAGATACATTTTATAATTTTCTGGAGATGCTGGTTGGTCGCAAGCAGTTGCAAAGCGTTCAATATCATTAAATGGATTTGTCATATTACCTCATAAGTTTATTTAATTATAGATTACATTATACATGATTTATTAATTAAATGCAATAGTTAATATTTTTTATTGGCTAATTTTTTTTCTAAAATGCTTCGTGCTATATTACTATTTTTTGTTATAATAATAATATTATCATTCTCGTCCATAACAAGGTAATACAAAACTCTATGTCCTGTTTTTGTCCTACGTTCTTCTATTCTTGGCGTCATATTATCTTTACCCTCATTTTGATAATAATACAGTATTGCCTCCAATAGCAGTAGTATTAATACTCACATGCTTTTCCCAAACATATGATTTTAAATAATCCGGCCCCCCAGCCTTAGGACCAGTACCTGATAATCCTACACCACCAAATGGCTGCGTTTCTACAATTGCTCCAATTTGATCTCTATTAATATAAATATTACCAACATTGACATTATTAATAATCCCATCATAAAACGATGCTATTCTAGAATGAATACTCATTGTTAAACCAAACTTGGTTTCATTGATATAGTTTATAATACTATCTAGTTCATCAACTTCATATTCGTAAACATGCAATAGAGGTCCGAATATTTCTTTGTCAAAGTACTTTTTATAATCTGATACTAAATACGCACTTGGTGGAATTGTTAAAGAGGGCAATTCTGCCCCATTTCTTGATCTTGTCGCTATTAATATTTCATTTTCTTCTAATACTGATATCCTATTTTGTATACTTCTAAATGCATCACCATCAATAACACGGGTAACATCAGTATTTAAATCATCACTGAACCCCATCTGTACAACTTTAATAGCATTTCCCAGCATCTTTAAAATATCATTGGAATTATCTTTTTGTATGAATAAAAATCTTGTTGCACTACAACGCTGACCAGCACTATCAAATGCACCAAGTATTGCATCCTTAATTAATTGTTCAGGTAAACAAGTACTATCTGCAATCATACAATTAATACCACCAGTCTCTGCAATAAACGGTATAATAGGTCCCTCACGGTCCGCTAAGACACGTTGAATACGCTTTGCAGTTTTATGTGAACCAGTAAATGTTATGCCTCTAATTCGTTCATCTGCCACTGCAATCTCTGCTTCTTTGGGATCTGGATTGCATAATCTAATAGCATAATCTGGTATTCCACATTCAAGCATACAACTAACAGCAGTCTCTGCAACTCTAATTGTCTGGGGGGCAGGTTTTGCTAGTACTGTATTGCCTGTTAATAATGCTGCTATAATTGGCCCTACAAAAATTGCGAGTGGGAAATTCCACGGTGCAATAACCATCCACACGCCGTGAGATTGATATGTGGTCATATTTATTTCACCCGTATAACTTAAAGTATCGCCGTTATTATATAATTTTTCTGCTTGTTCTGTATAATATCTAATAAAATCTATGGCTTCACGAACTTCACCAATAGCATTAAAATATGTTTTATTTGCATGTGTAACTAAATTACTCGCTGCTTGTTCCATATGATCTTCTAAATGGTTTGCATAATCAAGAACTACTTTCTTTCTTTGTTCAAAAGTAGTTTTACTCCATAATTTTTTACCTTCATCTAATACTGAAATACTGTCATTTACTGATAATTGTTCAGGTACAATAAATTCATAACTTGGTCTTCCCACTAGATGTACAATAGATGCAGGATCAGTTAAATCATACCCTTTACTATTCTTACGATTGGGATATAAATCTTCATACGTTGGTAATTTTTCTTTGTCTTTTTTTGCTTCTTTAAATGGATCCGTCAATTGCTGGTTAAAAACAAAACTAGTGTTTGCTCCATTTTCTAATAATCTACGAACAAGATATGCAAGTAAATCTTTGTATTCACCTACAGGCGCATATACTCTAATACTTGTGTTGTATGTATTCTGTAGATGGTCAAATAATCCATCACCCATACCATATAACTTTTGAAACTCAAATTCACCTCCTAGGGTTTCGTGGTAAAAGTATATGGCTGCCACAGTGAATGGATTGTGCGTGGCATAGGCAGGCTTGATATACTCTGATAACATAATCTTTCTTGCACATGCTAGATAACTTATGTCGGTATATTCCTTTCGTGAGAATACAGGATAGTGTAAGCCTTCTTGTTGTGCTATCTTTATTTCTGTATCCCAATATGCCCCTTTAACTAAACGGACACATATTGATGTATTGGATTCTTCTGCAATATGTTCTAATGTTTCTATTGCCCAGAACGCACGTTTTTGATATGCTTGAACTGCGAACCCAATCGTATTTTTTTTAAATTTATGTGTTAATAATAATTCTTCCAATACCATTATACTTAGATCTAAACGTGATGCTTCCTCAGCATCAATAAACATTGTGGTATTTTTCTCTTCGCATAGCCTGGCAATTGCTGCCAATTTTGGTACTAAATGAAGTAATACATCAGCATGATTTTTCAACTCATATCTTGGGTGAATGGCACTTAGTTTAATACTAATGCTATCTTCAAACCACGCAGCCGCTTGTATATACTTTTCATAATAATCATTTGCATCTGGCCAATTTGTTGCTGCTTCGCCCAACATATCAACTGAATATGTGTATGACTCATTTATTGCTTTTTTTGCCTCTTCAATAGTCTCGCCCATTACAAATATGTTGCCCATCCGTTTAACAGATTCTTTAACAATCTTACGAACAGTGGGCCATCCCAATCTACTAATTAAATTATTATATGCTGCAAAACTCTGGGCTTGAGTTAATACTTTACCACTTAAAGTTGCATAGAAACTATTTTGTGACAGAAGGTTCCAATCAGCATTTGTTAGTTTTTCTTTAATTAATTTATCTTGTGTTTTTTTATCCGGTGTTCTTAGTAAACATTCGCATAGTGTCATTAACGCAATTCCTTCATTGCCTGATAATTCATATGCAGTCATAAGTTGATGTATCATACTAGATTCATTAAATGCAGAATTAATTACATTCGATGTTTCTAATATTTCGGCTCTGTCTTGTTTTGTAAGCCTTGCTGCCAGCATTAATTTTGGAATTAATTCTATTTCATCCATTCTATAATATATATTATGTTGATAAATTCTCATAACCGTTTACTAGCCTTACTTTTTTTAAATAAAGTCCTTTCAATATATCTATTGTGGCGAAGTATATCTAAATTTATGTCAAATATCGCACGAATTTCACCCATTGTTTTATTTTTATAAAGGTCAAAATTCACTTGATGTATATTCTTAGTCCTGCGTGTTTTGCCATAGACAATGCCTAAATCAAACGCTATTAATTCTCTTTCGCCAAAACGATATATTTTTGGAAATATATTCGATGCATAGTATTTATACAATGCTACATGCCAATTTTTCAATGACGTTGCGTTACCCATAGTATAACCTATAACAAATGCCTCATCCTGATTTAATAATCCTCTGCCCAATAATGCATGAATGCAATCGTGCGATTCTAAACATATTGCGCCCGGAAGACTAAATGGAGATTTGGGATTTTCTATTATTTTTACATACCAACTTATGTCTATTGAGTCACTGCCAGGTAAAGTATTCAATACAGAAATGAGAGTGTCATTGCCGTTTTCTATTCCTGGATTCCAATCACGGTAGTGTAACATGATAATATTTAGTCGGAATAAAAAGAACCCGACTACCGAAGTAGCCGGGCCAAGTTTGCGAAGAGGACTATAGGATGAATCGATTCATCCTAAAGTACAGAGAAATTAATCCCTGCAATAGTATTTAAAATAAAATGATATAAAGATAACTATCTATAGAACTTTTTGTTGTAATGATGAATAAACACATTCAACTGCTTCATTGGAAAAACCACCAATATGCCAATTATATAAACCATACGGAGTTGAAGGGAGTTTCCAATCATAAATTGTTGCTACACAGACTTCTTCTATAAAACTTCCAGGAGCATCTTGTAATTTAATTACAAATTCCAAGTTCCACTCAACATTGGTCTTGTCACCATGAGTATAAGTAGGCTCACCAAACGCAGCAACAATATCATCATATGTGGTATTAATAAATCCTTGTAGCGCAGTACCCGTGACTTTAACACTAGTATCATTAATAATATTAATAATTTTCATTCTACATCTCCTACCATGAGATTTACTCGCTTTACACCGTTACGCTTCCCAATATAAAAGAAGAACTTCTTTGCACTTTCATACGTTTTGAATTCTTTTGTCTTTTTGGGATAGTTGTAGTAGCCATATTCAACAGTAAACATAATTATTCCCTCTCAACTTATACACTCTTTATATAGTGATTCGGTTAAGATGTCAAGAACTAATTAAAATTTTATTGACTTATAAATCATAGATAAATGAATAAGCAAAGAATTGGCATTGTAACTATTACACCCGACAATGCAACTTGCACAATCGACCAGAAAACCCTTTCCATTTCTAATCCTCTTCGAATTTTTAATTATTGTTGAAGTAATTTGCAGTATACTTCATTAACTGTTTTATTTGTTTTGAATCTTTGGGGAAGATATTTCTAAATCTCTGATATACAGGAAGTTCATTTATAAACTTTTCTGGATTACGAATTGTTTCTTCCGGTGCATCAGTATCTCTAATTTCATCTGCTAAATCGTGCCCATATGCCATGAGTTCATGGGGATCACGCAAATACATACGCATTAAATCTTGTTCTGTACCGCCAGATTTTTTCTTTTCGACGCCTTTCATATATCCACTTTTATATGTCTTTAATACGTTTGGATCAAATTTATCATATTGGTTCCAATGAATTGTTTCATGAGCCAACATTTTCATAGCAATTTTTTTAAATGTTTTTGGTCCCCATTTGCCCTCTAAATTTTTGGCGTGTAGAAATATTCTTACACTTTTACCTTCTTCTGGATCCCAATCTGCTGCAGCACTAATCCATTCATCTGGATCTTTTCGTGGCGAATGGTCAGCAATAAAGTCAATAGGCAAATCATCGAAATTGTTAGCATTTAAAATTTCCTCAAGTTCATCAATATCATCCTTGTCACCATTATCAGCAAGATATTCTTGGTATTCTTTATTGGCTTCATCAATGATTTCTTCAACCTGAGAAAGAAAGTCTTCATCAGGTTGTAATCTTTTTTCTTGAATTATGATTTCATTTATTTTCATGATAATATTTATCATTGATCCTAATAAACTATTATTATTTCAAATATAAAGGGCCTGTCCACTGGACAGTATATCCACCGTCAATGATGTTACCACGTGCAGCGTTACGAGCAGGAGCATTGTAACCTGCAGCTTTCAGAATATCGCCTTTCTTAAACAACTTGTCGTTTTCAGACTTAACGATAAAACCCCAAACAGAACGATTAGAAATAACTTTGATATACTTCTGACCTTCTTTGATTTCGAGACCATTGTTAAAGTCATCAATCATCTTTACATTATGCTCAGACAGTTCTTTAGTGCCGTTGCGCGATGACCAGTTAAAATAATCATTTTTGATTGTTTCAAGCAGTGTGTTGATTTCATTTTTCATCATACGATCCTTTGTTTCTTACTATACTTACTTTATACAGTGATTCGTTTCAGATGTCAAGTAGTTTATGCAACTTTCTTTTCATAAACTGCTTCGCCGTTGGAGAAAACACCAATACGATTAAACTCGCCAAAATTTGCGTGAAACTTTTTAGTAATTTGCTTGACCCAGTTTTCTGCTAGTGGGTTCTCATTACCATAATAGTCTTCTTTAGCAATGATCCAAACCGCTGCAGAGCCACAGTATTGACTAACACCAAAGTAAGCAAGTTGGTTCTCTGCGATTGCCAGGTCTTCACGGCCAACCCATTCTTCACACTCTGACATTGATGGGAAAAGTTCTGTTGCCTTCTCAACCATCCATTCTTTGAAATAGTCCCAATCATCTCCTGCTTGAAACTCACAGAAGTTGTCATAGTCAACACAATCATTTTCATCGTCCCAACCGTGACCATGTTCGGTTACATCATAGTAAGCAACGATTGCATCACGTGGTGTAGAAACTGAACGACCCATATTGGTCTCCTTTTTTAACTTATACATTCTTTATATAGTGATTCGTTTATAATGTCAACCTTTTATTTGAAGTAAACATGCAAGTTGTCGTATATTGCATCTCCACCATCCATCAATGCAACCCCGTCAATGAGATAAGTCATAGTGCCATTTTCATCTTCGACTACGACCTGAATGTCTCCGCCATACTTGGCACGGGTATCTGTAATAGTACCTAGGAAAGGGACTCCAGCGTAGAAACCACTAACTTCTGAACCTGTTGCACCATATAGGTTGTTCATAAATTCTTTCATCAGTCTCTCCTTACACGAAAAGTGGTTGCATTGTTTCGAAAACTTTGTTGTAAGCATTTACCTCTGCTTCATAGTATTCGTAAAAATCTGAGTCATCAGCAAAGTGTGCATGGTCACAATTATAACTAGCACAATGTTCATCCCATACACGATTCATTGCTTCCATACCTTCAAGCAAATCACCACGACCATAAGAAGTCATTACTGTTTTGGCATCTTCAAAGGAAGTATCAAACTTATAAAAACTAGGGATTCTAAACATATCGTGATCTCCGTTTTATCTAACTTATACATTCTTTATATAGTGATTCGTTTATAATGTCAACCTTTTTATTTTATATTCCTTCTAATTTATTTCTTTTGGTCCAGTAGAAATAAATTCCATACCGTGAGCATTGCCAACATATATTTTACCGTTCCAATTCATTCTAATTTTATTAGTTGCAATGTAAGCATCAAATGATTTTTTTGGACGCATGTTATCTGCCTCCACTTCAACACTATTATTATTCATTGTGTTGGTTAAAACTGCGATTGTATCATACATTTATTATTCCTTAATTAATCAAAAAAGTTACCTTCAACCCAAACAAATGTGTTATCGGATATATCATACCAAGTACCTTGCTTATATTGGGGATTATTCCATAACAATTGGCGGTTTGCTTCTTCCATCACTTTAATAGCGGTGGGCCCTTCAAGTGTTACACTATTATCATATGCCTTAAAAATAAATTTTGTCATATCAAGCCACCATCTTGGGATTATGTGAGAAAGCAACAAACCCCTTGTTTGCAATCACTGCACAAGTGCCATCCTCGTTAACAATAACATCGCCAACTGACAGAGATTGCATGCGACCAAGACGCTCAATGTTCGCTTCAGGCCCGATATTGCCAACTTCAAAACAATCATTGTAGTCTACAGCAGTGATGTTTGCCACATGACTATAGAGATTATCTTCAACCGCATCATAAGCAAGGCCTGCAATTTTATGACCATCAAAGTCCATTGACATTTTAGTTTTAGCAGTAAACTTAGTGTTTGCCTCACCGGCATTAATAGCGGCGATATCTGCTTTTGAAAGAATGATTTGATATACTGCAAATTTCATAATTGAGTTCCTCTTTCTGATTACTACTTACTTATACAGTGATTCGTTTCATTTGTCAATATAAAAATAAATTATTTTACAAATGCACCAATTCTTCCATGCACATCCGGGTATGCACGATATGTATATCCTGGAGGTGGCTCTGTTGATTCGCCTTGCCAGACTGGAATAAAATGATTTATATTACCAGTAAAGTCCTCATTTTTTCGATAATGTACTTCTATTAATTTATCTCCTATGAACTCACAATTCATCCATGGGTTACGTGGCAATAGTTCTCTTAGAATTTCTGGAAATGGTAATCTAATATCATTTCTTCTCCAGGAACGCCATTTAATAAAAGTATTGTCTGGTTTTGTACCTTCGACACATAAAAATTGTGTACCGTTATAATAGTCGATACTGAAATGCCTACCTTCAAAGAATTCACACCAAAAGTGTCCAATGGGCAAATCAAGTGTTTCATCTTCTATCCATACCTTTTGTGCACCAAGACCCAATCCCAACATGTTAATACAAGGTCTGACAATATAATTACCTGGCTTGGGAACGTTAAGTCCAACTGGCCCACACGTATATCCCAATTTGCGTGATAATATTAGTTTATCTAAGCCCCAAATATCATTGGGATCAATATTATACCACACAAAATCCTCTGCACTATCATCCATCCCAATATCACCCTTAATAATATATTTAATATATTTATTTAATTTTTATAATCATAAAAGTTTTTGAAGATAATAATATTCGTCAACTGCAAAAGTTTTTTTAGTATTTTTAGTTCTATTTCTGGTCGGGTTTATAGAATTTCTAGTATATGCAACTATTTCATAATAGTAATCTAACCATATAATATTATTGGTGTGTATGAATACTCTATAATCATCTGGTATCATACTATGTATCACACTGGTGCTGTCTTCATATTCCCACAAAATTTGGGGCAATATAGCATATTTCTTTTTTATTTCCCAATTGTGCATTGGTTCATAATATGATATGTTATACGGTGTTGTTGGTATTCTGGTAGTAGATATTTTTGGTATGGGTAAAATCATTTCTGAAACTTTTTATATAGATTTAATAAATTAACAGGTTCACGGTTGATGGGTTTAGAAGAGGATTTACGAATGTATACTCTCCAAGCACCTGTATTTGGATCCAATCGTTCACATTTAATTGCATAGGGATCTGCATTTACCCAACCTGTAAATTCAGTTGACATAATACCGTGTCCGGTTATAACTGTAATTTTTTTAACTTGATTGTAATAGCATAATCGTGTATGACTTCTATATTTTTGCCAAGCATTATGTACTGTTAATCCGTGTAAGTCTAAATTCATTGGCTATCATCTTTAATCTGCGTGTTTATTAACGTCCCAATCAAACATCCCAGTTAAAAGCATTGTGTTACTTTTTGCATTATGCAAAATATCATATGCGTATCTATGATTAATAAATGTTATGATATTTTTACCTAAATCAAAGCTTTCATTCTCAATATTTATTACTGGCTCTGCTATAGGAGATACATTTATAATAAATATAGATGATATATTCAGAATTTCTTGTGTATTCCGGTACGAAATATTATAATCAGTCTCCTCTGAGTATGTTTTAATATCAGAAACAACAGTCTGTAGCACGCCTTGAATATCTTTTTTAATCTCTTCAATATTAGAGTAATTATCAACCAAAATCATTTTTCTAATAAATTTTTCTGTATTAGATGATATTTTTCCCATACGTTTGCATAATGGCATTTTTAGTTTGCGCGCCTCATGTAAATCTGCAATTCTACTCACTAAAATTCTCCACTATCTTGTGTTTGGCGGCCCTTCATAACAAGTCCTTCATCTTTACATTCTTTTAGAAAATTATTGTAATGCGTTGGATATGTTATTATAACATGCTGCATAATATCTTTATATTCACGTGTGTCACTTCTATTTGTTTCTATTTTCCCACTAGTAATATTTATAATAGTAGTTGCTTCTTGCCACCAACGTTTTCTAATTCGAGTAACAAAAAATACTTCCTCGAACATTTCCCAATTCCCTTTATTAAGAAAATCTTTCATTGATGTATTTTCACCAGCTGCTGGTCTAAATTTATGAACCAGAACAATGTATGCATTTTTTGCCATGTTATATTACTGCCAATTTATTATCTTTAATTATTAATTTATTATTATCTTTTATATTTATCAAGCAAATAATCCAGTCCTTTATTTGAATTATCTTTGTATGATATTTCATGTCTCTGCACATACTTTGCAATGTATCATATTTATAACCCAGTACGTGTGGGTCACCAATTATAACATATTCGTATATTCCAAGATCAATCTTTTTTTCGAAATGTTTTAATACATAATACAAGTCATTTGTATCGTTGACAATTATTTTTATATTATCTTCTACAATATTACCACGAAAAGGATTGGGATTATCCTGGTCTTCTGCTATTTTATTTGCAACTATTTCACGGTGTAATTGCAAAAGGTAAGAATCATAATCTAAATCTGCGATAATTATTTTAGGTTGGTATTTCTCTGGGTGTTCCATTTAATTATTATTGCCAATATGCTGTAATTCCAATAGAGTTGCACTAAGATTAATTTCTGGATCTGCTACAAGTGCATGATTGACAAGGCCATCCCGAATACAAATTAACGCACGACCTTGCGTAATATCATCTTCGCCAAACCATATTAGATTTTCATATAACTTTCGGTATACACCTTCATACTCTTGTGCTTGTGCTTTAGAAACAATTAGTTTACGTGCATCTGCAATCTTACCAATCTGAAACAGTGCAACATATTCTAATACCCAATCACTTTCACCACTCTCGCCTTGTCCAGGCTGTTGTAATTTATTATCTACAATAGATTGTTGAACCATATTAATACATTTACGCAAATCTGGATATGCTGATTTAACGTAGATATCTAGTGTATCAATATCCAAATCAATACCTTCATTGATAAGAATAGTTGCTACCCTTGCTGCAAATTCTTGTTCATCTAATTTCTCAATATGATATCCTTGACACCGTGAATGAATCGCTGGAATTACTTTATTAGGATAATTACAAGTAAGAATAAACCTGCAAGTCATAGAGAATGCTTCCATCATATTACGCAAGATTGCTTGCGCACTAGGAGATAGATAATCAGCTTCATCCAATAGAACATATTTAAAGTCGCCGCCGAAAGGCAAACTACTAGCAAACCCATTAATTTTAGTTCTCATTGTATCTACATTATTTTCGTTTGACGCATTAATAATCATGATATCGCCGCCATCAACGCCAAGTTCATTTAGTAGAACTTTTGCAAGTGTAGTTTTACCTGTTCCTGCTGCGCCACTGAATAATAGATGTGGAATTGCACCACTATCTACCCAAGATTTAACTTGACGCTTTTGTTTCTCGTCCCGAAACACATACTCTTTTGTTGTATTCGGACGATACTTTTCTACCCATAATTCTTTCAAGTTATTCTCCGTATTTTTTGCCGTGATTAGCACCGTTAATCGCTGCATCGCCAAACTGTTTGTCTTTTACTCTAGTACACCAAGCATTTAATCTAAATTCTGTTTTAATTGTATTAAGTATAACACATTTTCATTTTGTTGTCAATGTCTATCATTTTAATCTTTTATTGTTATTCTTTTTCGCACGGTGCCCGACTTAGTATAGTATGTTTGTCTAACACTCTGTAGCCCACCTTCTACTCTTGCTGGATAATTGCCCAAGTATGTACCTGCCCGTAAGTCATCCGGGTTAATTAATTCTTTATGAAAGTGATTGATATCATCCCATACACTTAGCATTGTTTTTCCCATTTCATCAAAGAAACTGTCGCTAAAAATAGGATTATCATCTTTGTAATATGCATATGCTGCCATTAGATACCACGGCACCATCATGTTAATATTATTGGCAAAGATTTTTGCTGCATGCGAATCTAGCATTACTGTACCTTTTTGAAAGTTAATGGAATATAATGAGCATCTAAATCGTCACGATATTCTATAGCATCAAATAGACAATCAAATGAACGACTTATAGTTTTACCGTTTACAGTTCCTGTTATTACATACATTTTACACCAATATCTGCGAGCATTATTTTTGCTAACGAGGTTTTATCTAACGTTTGACTATCTAATGTATCTTCTAGCAGCATTTGAACCAGAGTTTCGAACATTAATTGTTCACTATATAATAGTGAATCTTTGAAATCTCTCATTTGGTCGGGTGTTTCTAATTGCCAGATAGCATCCATCATTTGGCACTGTTCGTGTGTTAAATTATAGAGAGCCATTTTATTACCTATTATAGTAATGATTTGAAGAAATCAACTAATGTATACCAAAGTTCGATTACAGTATTTAATGCGTCTGTTGTGAGCCATGTGATAACATCAATTGATAGAGTAGCAAATAGATTTGCAACAAGTAAGATAATAATAATGTTCAATTTGAACATTAGTCCTCTCCACATACGTTTACGTTTTCTCAATGCTGATTTTAATTCTAATGGACTCGCATCATCAAGTCCATACACTACAGCATCTATTTTTTTATCTATCATATGATTAATCCATTCTATCTGAGCCACTATCCTCATGAGGCCATTTATCCATATCATCTATACATAACTCATTTAGCATATCATTTACTTCAAATATAGTAATTGTATGTTTTTCATTTATTGGTTTCAGTTCTTTGATTAATTTAATTAAAAAATCGGGTACATCAGATATCGATTTATAATTAAAACTATTCATCGAAACGTTTGTATTCTACTTGTTGGTCACCGTTTTCTAATGTCCGACGGCTTTTAACTTGTATGAATTTCAATTCTTCTAATTGTTGTAGTATCACATCAGTTGCATTAATCACACCAATTTTACGTCCATGATGTCTTCCCATAAGAAAGATAACAATTGCAATTAATATAGCCCACAATCCAGAAGGTTCAGTAAACATTTCCATTTTTAACTCCTATATACACTAATATATAATGATTCTAATACAATGTCAAGTTATTATTTCTTCAAACGATTAATTTCCTCTGCATTTTTTGCGATATTTTCATCTTGAACTGTATCAATCATATTTTTCATTCGCATTGCTTTTTCTTCGTCAGTATCAATATGAAGATCTTTCTTAATTACTTTTTCTAACTTTAGAACTGGTATACGTTCATTCGGTACATATCTCCACGTGTATCCACGTTCACTATATATACCAAATACGGTTTCTCTGACACCTATTTTTACTATCATGGATAATTCGCCATCCAATATTACTTCATCGCCTTCATTAAACGCTGGGTTCATTTTAAAGCGGAGTCCTTTAGCTAAGCCAGCAGCAAGGTCTTTTATCCATATCGTTACTATTAGTGAAATCAAAACACCAATCCATGGAAGTAGCATATTATTAACATCCATACTTAACGTATCTATATTTGACATATTCGTCCCCTATAACACATAATGTATTTATACGTTTATAATAATAAAGCGCCCCTTAGGGCGCTTTAGTGTAGCAGCATAATAACCACTATATACATATTGAATGTTTTATTTTCCTAACATTAATAGGTTTTTCTCGCTGTGGGAGTAAAGCCTGGTGGTGTTGCAAGAAGGTCTGGATTATGGATTCCACCGCCCGTATAAATTTCTATATCAGTGATATATGATCTTACGCTTCCAAGATAGAAATTTGCTTTTTCTGTAAGGGTAGATAAATCACTTGCATCTACGTTTACAACTACTTGACCATTAAGATAATGAACTAGGCGCCCATTTGATTGAACTTCAACTGCAAGATGCACCCATCCTGAATCCGCCAAACTTGTAGCACCATTAGAATAATAACCAAATAATCCGTTAGCACCCCATCCAAGTTGATTAGCATCGATCATCCAATGGTAATAGTTGTATGTCTTCGGATAAGTGTTCATCATGACTGTTTCTATAGCCCCTACTTCATTCCAGAAGGATGGTTGGGAAGAGTGAATCTTCATATAAAATTGGTAGGTCATTCCTTCGCTAAGATCGTCAGTTGAGTAAATATGGAATGGAGTGTCCAATGGATTACTTTTTTGCTCTGAATTGTTGCGCAAGACATATGAGCCGTCTACCTGCATCCAAGTATTGCCCCAGTCAAGTGGATGATTTAATGCAGTATAACCTCCACGACTTGTATAACCTGAATTATTTGTATCTACTTTAGCAGTTGTCGTAGCTGCAAACGATGAACTATCTCCGTATAGTGAAAAAATCGGAGTTGGGCCGGCAGGCGCCGGTGGCACATATAATCCCATACCACTGTGATTAACACAATAATAATATAGAGTTGGCGCACCAACTTCTACTGCAATTTCTGTGTATGCGCCTTCTTGCCCAGGCACACCATTATAAGTAACACCTGTTGTATATTCAATGCCGCTATCATGTGTGCCGTCTGGAGTTATGCTAAACTTGAGTGGGTGTCCGGTATTAGTACTATCACTTTGATTAAATCTGTAAGTTACACCTTCAGTTAGTGTAACTGTTGGACTAGCACCTACCAAATCAGTAATAAAATACTTGCTACCAGAGCCATATCCGTTTGTACCCATTCCAACTGTGACTACATAAGTTGTTCCGCTGAATACTGTACCGCCGAGTGCTACTGTAATATTACCATCAACATCAGTTAGGTCAGTTAAATCAACCGGGACATCGCTTAATTTTGCCATTGGGATACCACCAGCAGTAGCACCATCGTGTAATATTACTGTATTATTTGTTGTATCAAATGTCACTTCTGCCATTTGGCCTGTAAATCCTGCATGTTCTGCTGCTGTCCCTTGGCGCAGCTTTACTGATTTTGCCATTTATTGTTCTCCTAAATAAATATTTATTGTTACATCTATTTATCTATCACTTCTGAAAAGAATAGTGCAAGTTTATCATATCCTCCGATATATTTATTATTTAACCATATTTGCGGAACAGTGCGTGGTACCACATTTTCACGGGATGCTGCTTCTAATAACTCTGTACGTTTATCAGGTTGTGTTGATATATTGTATTCAACATAACTAATACCCTTTTGGTCTAATAGATTTTTTGCTGCAACACAAAAACCGCATCCATCTTTACTATATATCACTGCGTTCATTAAATTTCTCCATTTACTTTATGAATATAATTATTCAATATATTTTAACTACCATCCAATACGTTCCCATGGAACATCCTTATTACCAAAATGTCCATATATACAATTCTCACTATACTGATTAAAGTTAAACAAGTCAAATTTATCAATAATTCCTTTTGGGCTTAAATCAATATTATTTTCAATAAACTTTTGAATTGAACGATTATGTCCATTTGAATCTATATAGATTGATATTGGTTGCTTAACACCAATAGCATATGACAATTGTATTTGGCACCAATCTGCCATATCATCTGCTACTATGTTTTTTGCTAACCATCGTGCCATATAAGCAGCACTTCTATCTACCTTTGTTGGATCTTTGCCACTAAATGCGCCACCGCCGTGAGGAGCGAAACCTCCATAGGTATCAACAATAATTTTACGTCCAGTAACGCCAGCGTCACCATCAGGTCCACCAATAACAAAGTTACCAGTGGGATTAAGGTGCCAGACAGTATCATCATCAATTAAATCTCCGATGGCGTGATTTGCAGATTGCTTTGCAATTATTCTAGCTGCCTCGATTTCTCCTTCCGCGTGTTGCGTACTAATAACAATTTGACTTGCCCGTTTTGCTATACCACCTTCATATTGTATACTAACCTGGGATTTTGCATCTGGCCCTATTATATTATCTAAATCTCTAACTTCTTTTAATTCTTCAAGTATTTTGTGGGCACAATAAATCGGTGCAGGCAAGTATGAATCATTATCGTTACACGCATAACCAAACATAATACCCTGATCGCCTGCGCCGAAGTCATCTGTGCCCAGTGCAATGTCTGCACTTTGTGCATGGATCTCATTATAAATTTTTAATTTGTCCCAATGAAACCCTTCTTGCTCATAACCAATTTCTTTAACTTTGTTTCGCACGATTTCTTTAACTTCATCTTTGCTTACGTTAAAGTTTTTTACTTCGCCTGCCAATGTTACATGATTGGTAGTTACCAGTGTTTCAATAGCAACCCGAGTTGTTTCATCTCCTGCTCGTAATCCTGCATCTACTAGTGCATCACTAATTTGATCTGCTATTTTATCAGGATGACCGTCACTAACACTTTCGCTTGTAAATATATAGTTGTTCATTAATATTCCTTTAAAATTTTAAAATGTTTTTACTGTCCTGCACTGCAAACCATTGTTCTCAAATCACTTGTGCTGAATCTGTGGTCTCGTTCATTGAAGAATATTTCAATGTCTCTATTCTTACAGATATCACTGCCTGTAAAATCTTTATCTCTATACTCTACTCCGAGAATACGAATGTCGATGTGCATCCCACTAAGAATATCAACTAAATCACTTTCAGTGGAGTATGGAATAATTTCGTCAACGTACTTACATCCACGTAATTGAATGTAACGTTCTACTACACTCTGTACTGGCGAATTCTTTGTTTTTCTATCAATCGTAGGATCTGTCTGTAGTCCTACAATTAGATAATCACATTTTTTCTTTGCTTCTTCAAGCATTAGTATGTGCCCTGCGTGTAATAAGTCAAATGTACTACAAGTAAATCCTACTTTCATTATAACCTCATTAAAAAATCTGCTGCATCCATTTCATTTCTGAAATTAATAGTTGCAGTACTAATATATTTGTTTACATGACAAGAAAAGTCTCTCGATTCATACCGAGAGACTAGATCATTCCTTAGATCGTTATCACTTTCATTATCATATATGACAACTACTGTATAAGGTAGTTTTACATCTTTGATAGTTAATGATTTTACTAGTTTTAGTCTAAGCATACTTCTTTCATACCAGTCAAAGATTCCAAACATGTTTGGTTCACATTAAATCCTAAAATAAAATACCACATCATCGGTATAAATCCTGCTGCAATTATAATAATAATAACACTGGATATAGTTAGAACCATATCGTCTGGATTTTTAGGTAATGATACTATCATCATTATTACTACTATAATCATAACTACCAAACAAATAGTAAGTAATAGTGTTAACCATATGAGAAAGGTTTCTTGCATCATTGCCTACCTAGAGCTTTGTTGTAGTTGATTCGTATGTTCTATTGAATTGATTATTTACTCTAACAAATGTTGTACACTTTGTCAACTGCTTTAATTTTTCTGCACCAGAATAAGTGCAAGTCGATCTAATGCCACCAAGAATAGCCTGTAAAGTATCATTAACTTCGCCACGATAAGGAACTAACACTTCCCGTCCTTCTGATGAACGATAATCTTTTAATCCACCAAAGTGTTTTGTGTTAGCAGCATCACTACTCATACCGTAGAATTGTACAAACTTCTTTTCTTCATATACTGCTTCATAGAAGTTATCATCTGTTTTAGTGACTTCATTAGTTTCGAATATTTTAGTAATAACTTCACCACCGCCTTCAATGTGACCAGCAAGCATACCACCTAGCATCACAAAGTCAGCACCGGCTGCAAATGCTTTAGCCACATCCCCAGAACAAGTGCAACCACCATCAGCGATAATATGTCCGCCAAGACCATGAGCAGCATCTGCACATTCAATAACTGCCGAAAGTTGCGGATATCCAACACCAGTTTGTATACGAGTAGTACAAACACTGCCAGGACCAATCCCGACTTTAACAACATCAGCCCCATTTAAAATTAACTCCTGTGTTTGATCCGCAGTGACAACATTACCTGCGATGATTACAATATTAGGATATAGTATTCTAAAATTAGCAACAAAATCTGTGAAACGTTCACTGTACCCATTTGCAACATCAATACATACGTACTTTAGACCATTGTCAGTATTCTTATATACATTAACAAATTTTTCTAAGTCACGGTCGCCAATACCGATGCTCATTGCGATATTTTCTTTATATGATTCATTACTATTGAAAAATTCAATTAATTCTTCAGCACTATATGTTTTAACTAGGCAAGTAAAGATGTTACTATCTGCAAGGGTTGTAGCCATTGCAAATGTACCTACCCCATCCATATTACTTGCCATGATAGGAATACCATTGTAATGCGAATCTTTATGCTGTACTGTAGGATATCCATGTGGTTTATAATTACGAAAATTAAACTTACGTTTTAAGTCTACCTCTTTTCGACTACCAAGAGTACTACGCTTTGGACGAATTAGTACATCACTATAATCCAATAATACTTCTGTTTCAATACGCATTAAACAGGTACCTCTTCAGTCACTTCGACTTGGCCATAATGATTACACTGTGTTACAGTTACACTAGACTGAATTTCAAAGAATGTATCGATGAATTGCCAGCCAAGTGCTTCTACACCTTCTTCATATTCTTCTGAATATGCTTCTTCGATTTCTTCAATCATTTCTTCTGTGTTTTCAAGGTCATCACCGGGAACTGTAATGCCCCAATCTTCCCAACATCCATCCCAACAGTCAATCATTTCTGCATCGTAATCTTCTGTTAAGTCAACGAAATCATCATCTTCACCTGGGAGTAGATAATCTTGGAGTGTTGCTGTTTCAATAACACTTGGATCTTCTTCTCCTTGATAATCAGTAAAATACTGCGTTAGATTATCATAGCCGCCACGTTCTTCTAGGAATTCTTTGATTTCTTCATCAGTATCGGGAACAGAAATCATAAATGATCCCCACCGCCATCCTAGTTCTTTACGCAGGTAGCCCCACCGTCCTTTGTCTTCATCATTGCCAGTTAGTTCTTCTAGCGGACGACGGAAAGTTGCGATTTCAATTACAGATTTTTTGTGGGTAGGTTCAATTCTATAATGTTTCATTTTATACCTATTTTTAAATTATTTTATCTGGCCCCCCGGGCGAAGTCTAGCCGGCTAGGGTCTCCGCCCGGGGTTATGAGACAGTTTTAAGATTTAGTAGTCTGGCCCATAACATCTTTAAACTCAGTAATAATATCATTATCTACTAATTCGGAACGATATAGCGCATATCGCTTTGTAATTCCGTTATATACGCCCACCTCAGTTACATCACCTCGGTCGTTTGTTGACATCATACCGTAAAGTTTATCACGGCCTCTCAAATTTTTCACCAGACGAACTGCTTCTTCCATAGAAGGTGTCATTCGTCGTGGTGATCGTTTGCCCTTATAATTATTAGTACGGACATTTGGTTGATTTGTCATTTATACATTCCTCTTATGACAAGTTACGTTTAAGTTTAACACATTAATTATTGCATATTTTAGTGAGTTTGTCAAGAACTATTTTTAGTTCCAACGATAATAAATGTGAGCGCCAATTCTGCCCACACGTGTAATACTCCAGCCCTTGCGAGATTTATTCCATTTTGGATTAACATATGTAGTGTGATAATGTGTTGCGCCTTCAGTTAACCCACGAAAATTATCCCATTTAACAATATCCCAGGCAACGCTTTGTGCTTTCTTCCAGCTTTCACGATTGTGTGGCACATCATTCTTTCCATCACAATACCAACTGAATTGACACATATTACGCTTCATACGGCCGTCTTTATATTTCATACCTTCTTTGACAACTCCACATATAGTATCTGGATACCGAGTATCTTCTACTCTGTTCAGAACTACATCTGCTACTGCATAGTTGTCAGCGAGGTTGCTACTACGAGTTTCATAGTAAATATTGAGAGCCATACAGTTTACTTCTGGAAACTGTTTTTCGTTGAATGTCAATGATTGTGTAATAGTAATATCATCGTCACTCAGCATCACCAATGTTTCAGCTTCCGCCCGGACACCTACTAATGTCATACTTGCGACAACTGTAATATTTGCGATTAATCCCGCAATTGTAGAAATTTTCATTTTTATACCTGCTCGGTTGTTTATTATATACACCCTTTATAAAGTGATTCGTTTATAATGTCAACCTTTATTTAACATATATTTTTAAAACTTCATATTCAATCACATCGTCACCACGAATTAGTTCAGCAACATCTCCCACTCCAAGTCCCAACAATTCTTTGCCAAGTGGGGATTTAAAACTAATACTACCAAGACTTGGATTACTTTCACTTTCGCCAAGTATAGTATATGTTACGATTTTATCAACGAAAAAATTTTCTAGTTCTACTGTAACACCTGGAATGATCTTATCATATGTACCGGGTTTAGGAATTTCAAGTATTGTACTTTTTTCAATGATTGCTTGAAGCCTAGATATTTCTATATCAATACGATTCATTTCATCCAATGACATATGCAATTCTTCATTTTCTTCTACACCGCCATTTTCTCTTGCAGCCGCAAGTTGTTCAGAAATAATGGGTTTCTTTTTATTTAAAATTGTAATTTTATTTTCTAGATCAGTACGACCATTTTTAGTTAATAAGTCCATATTTTTATTATATTCCTGATCATTATTATTGTCGGTATATTTATCTTTTTGTATTGTTTTAAAGCCAGTAATAATCATAGTGAAAATTCTTCCTTGCTCATAGATTTTTTAATTGCATCAAAGTGTCGATAAAATGCATTTAAATCTCCACTACTTTTTTTATGTGATTTTGTTTTACTTTCAAGTATTGCAGATTCATATAACATTGCAATAATAATCATATCATCTGAAAGTTCTTGTTCACTGGGATCATCACCTGCTGCATACAAATCAGTAATTACAAAATTTGTTATACGCACAATAGGAGAATTATCCAGAATATATTCCATTTCATCTGGTTCACATGATGGCCATGGAATATCCTGTGTACCTTTTTGACCACTCGTAAAGTCATATGTTTCACTTATGATCTCGTCTAAATTCTTCCAAAAATCTTCTTCTAGAATTTTCTTATTCTTAGATTTAACAATGTCACTAAAATTAATAATATTATCAGTCATTATATTCTACTACCTTAGTATTTTTTGGTTTCCAAGTAGATGCAATACGTTTCGCATCGTGCTTTGTGTCAAAAAGAAGAGGGATTAGATTAGTACATCCTGGCGTATCTTCAGTAATGTAAATCCAATCATCTTCGGCGAGTTCCAATTTAATTGCATATTTCATTTTTTGTTCTTTGTTTCTTGATTGATTCTAAATTCAGTATAACTAGTATTCCATAGATTCAATATAAAATATATTCCCAGCCCACCTACTGCTGACATAAGAATATTTCCAGTAATTAATAATCTAATGTTCATAAAAATAAAATCGGCAGCAAGAAATGCCACCAGATAATCATACCATCTAATCATCTAAATTTCCCATCTATCCATTTCTTCCCAACGTATAATACAGCAATCACAGTAACAATAACACCCAGTAAAATACCTTCTGAAATTATATCACCTTGACTACTATCAATCTCAATGCCATCAGTTGTTACTGCAATGCGACAATCTTCACATGTATTATTCATCTGCGCATACTTGCAATATCTTTTGCATCTTCTTTTTTATCGGCGAAGATGGGAACCATATTAGATTTATGCATCGTGGCAATACCAAGTAATTGTCGTTCACCACTATAGGTATGAGATTCTTTTGCAGGACCGTGTGATGCAATCTCATTACTTAGTTTAATATTTGGTTTATTTGTTGTATAATCGGGAATATGATTTACATGCTTGCGCTTACCATACCTGTCATACAATTTGCCTTCAAGTTGTTCCGTACTCACTCCCATTTTGCGCATAAACTTTTCGTGTTCTGCTTCTGCTTTCAATTGCTTTACAGTCTTCTTACGATTAGATTTTTTGCTATTGTATTTTGTTGTGGTCATATAGGGACCAACTAAGTGCATAGACATTTTACGCTCCTAAGTAAATTTGATTATTGCCAATAATATAGCATAACTAATTTTGATTGTCAATAGTTAATTTTTAAATAAGAGCAGTTAACTTAAATTAACTACTACTAAATACAATTGAGAGAATAATAATGAGAGAAACTAGTTAATTACTAGGAGAGGGTAATGATTGATCCAGTAACTGCCATTGGTTTGGCAACTACTGCCTTTAATGGTATTAAAAAAGCCATTGAAACGGGTAAAGAAATATCTGATATGGGCACACAACTTGGGCAATGGGCTAAGGCCAAGTCTGACTTGGATTTTGCACACCAAAAAGCAAAAAATCCACCACTGTTTAAAAAAGTGTTTGCTTCTAATATCGAGCAAGATGCCTTGGAAGCATGGGCGCATAAAAAGAAGGCAGAGGAAATGCGTGAGGAATTACGGCAGTATATTTCTCTGTATTACGGGCCATCCGCCTGGGATGAAATTGTATCTATAGAATCAAAAATGCGCAAACAACGTAAAGAAATGGTTTATGCCGCCGAAGAACGTAAGGAACTGCTTATGGCTTGGGTGTTAGGCGGTGGTATTTTTGTAATCGCGGCTATTATTTTTGCTGTCGGAGTATCATACTTTACTGGATGAACTCAATTACAAAGTCCCGCTACCATTTGATAATGATTCCATGCTTGTTTGACTGATGGTAAGTTTTCTAAATCACTTACTGGTACTGCACAATCTAACCAAACATACGGGACTATTGGGAAACTATCTATTGATCCCGAAGCACGTGGCATGTGCAACTTACCTAAATCATCTAATGTTATAACTAATTTTCTAAATTCATTTGATAATTTATCATATTGACTGCTTGAACCTTCAACCCCATCCAAGAAGGATTTCCAAGCACGATCCCATTCACTTGTCTTTCTAGGATCAAATCTATATATTCTAACCATAATAACTAATACTTCAATTGGGGGTACACGGTCTTCATATAAGTCAATTAGACATTTACTAAAATTCATCCCTATTTTCATTTACATAATCCTGCTAGTAACCTGTAATGATCCCAAGCCAGTTTAACTGCGGGTTCCATATCTTCTTCTCTTAAATTTATACGGTACCAATGAGATTTTGATGCCATAGTCTGAATTTCTATCGCTCTACTGGGATTAATTTTATCTCTTGTAACAATAGTTCCATTATCTTTTAACTCAATAATTAAATCATATACTGTATCATAATCAAATAGATACAACAAATTTTTACCCTGGCTCCAGTGTATTGTCATTGGATCTAACTGATTATCCCACCAGTTGTCAACTGTATTAGTGTCTAAGAAATTAATATTATTAACTATGATAGAATATACGTCAGTAATATCTACTTTTTCAGAAAGTAAATCGCTCAAACAAAATTCAAGATTCGTACCTAACATCATCGTGTCAATTGTAACTCACTATAAACTTCTTGGATACACATACTTTGTACTCTACAATCTTCTAATGCATTATGTGCTGCAAATTTAAACTTTTTACGAGGGTCCTCAGGCATCAAACCAAATAAGGTTCTACTATCTCTTATATTCCAGAACACCCAATTAAAGTGTTTATCATATTGCCTATATAAGTTTTCTAATATACATATATCAAAGACAGGGCCCTGACACCAAATCTTATCAGCCCCAACTAACCACTTATTCAAGTCTTTTAGTGTTGTTTCAACACTTGTACGGTTGTGTTCTCCCAATGCCTCTTCGACAATTTCATCTGGCTGAGTGCCCCACCATTTTAAAGTATCATCTTCAATATCTCTACCTTTAGAACTTTGGTCATCTATTTCTAATCTGTAATAAAACTCACTATGGGGATCTTCTTTTGTAAATGGATTAAATTTAATCCCACCGATAGTTAATACAACTGCATCTGGCTTTGTACTTAATGTTTCAATATCAATCGTTGCGTGGGTCGTCATCTTAGCCTCTTAACATGTTGTTCGTTTCAATTACTTGTCTAAGAATATCACTATTTGTATAATCAAGAAACGCTTCTGTATCTTTTGGGAAACAATGACCACCAAATCCCAAGCCACCTTCACTATTTGGTGCACTCATATGTGATGGTCCAATGTTTTCGAATTTACTAAGGATATTTACCATACTTGTGTGGTCATATACATCAGCTAAGTTACTATACATTTCGTGGAAGAATGCAACTTTTAAAGCAAGCCAATTATTGTGAACATATTTCACCATACTAGCAGTTGTTCTATCAGTATAAATGAATTCAACATTGCGAAGATAATTGAAAACTTGCTCCCATTTATAGCATTCCATTTGCTGTCCGCCAAGAATAAAATGTGTTTGATTATTGAAGTCTTCTAGTGCAAAACTTGCTCTCATAAATTCTGGATTGTATGTTACATTCTTGCCATATGCTTCTAACATTGTTGGTATCACAGTAGACTTCAGAAGCACAGAGAGGTCCCCTAATTGCTCTAATACTGAACGTATTATACTGTCATCGCATTTACCGTCAACAGTGGGTGTTGGCAAACATACAATTGCACCTCTGGCTTGATCTACATAATCTTCTATTTTATTTGTATTATACTTGGGATCAATTCGTACAATTTCTTGTCCAGAATCTTCTAAGCTCTGTGCCACCGCGTTTCCTACAAAACCACAGCCTATAACTAATATCATTTATCATCCTCTTCTAGTTCATGTAACGGTTTCTTATGCTTACAATAGCAGGATATTCATCAGGTGTCAAGCATAATTTCCTTTTCTTTTTCGCTTTTAAATTTGCGTAAGACAGGCGTCAAAAGTTCATTTTGTAACACATCTAAGTGCAGACTACTTGGTTTGGTTACTGCTGTAAAGGTGTCGGGGTCGAACCAATCACTGTTCATTAGGCTTTTTGCAAAAATAATTTTTGCACCAACTTTAACCTTTAACAATTCACACGTTTCGTGCAGCACTGCGCTAACAACATCAGGATGTGCATCATCTTCAAACACAATTTTATTAAACAATTGCTCTACTGATTTATGTAGAGGATTGTAGTAAATTGTGTCCTTGCCGCCGTGACCATTATCAACATAGTCTACAAAAAAATCAATATCATAATTTTCTACAAACTCTGGAGTAGATACTGTTACAGGACCTGCTTTCCTATTTGGATTTGGACGTGGACGGAATTTTGAACTTGCTTTCTTGCTTTGTTTATTTTTAGATGGTGATCTTGTTTCTGATGTTCCATTAAGTTTATTACTCGCAACACCGTCAAAACTATAATCTCCATAATGTTCTTCCATAAACTGTTTGATACGCTCACCAATATCTTCTGTACGTTTAGTTGCATTATGTTCTCTAATTTTTTCTACCCACTCATCCGGCATATTATTTTTTATAAGCAACAAGAAATCTTTGTACTGAACAGGATCATTTTCTCCAAATGCATCAATTGGTAGTAAATTATCTCTATAAGTTGTAGATTTAAATTTCTGGTAAGGCAATATGACATCTACCTTGAAACATTTGTGATCAACAAGAATGCCTAGTTGAGTTGCAAATCGTTGCCACTTTTTCATATCAACCAAACTATAGCATTCTCTTTCATTTACTTTGCCCCATACAAGATAAGATTTTGCTATGCTTTCACAATACGGAGATATGTATCCATAACTTGCAGGCTGATTAACTGTATCTTTTTTAGGATCATAATAATATACTAATTCCGTGCCATCCTCCAAAGAAACTTTTTTTGAAAATGCATTAGGATATTTTTTGACTACCTTGCTGTTAAATTCTATATCATATGTGCTTAATTTTACACCACTAGGATATGTTCTTCCTTTACTATGCACAGGATATTGTCTAGTTTCGAATAAAATTTCAATACCTTCAGGAATATCGTAAAATCTATCAAATGCGTGTCTAATTAAATGCACATTAGATTCTTGCTTGTTTAGATCAGTGCCATAAGGGTGTTTAAATGTATCCTGTTTATCTTCCTTGCCATAAAGTATAACTTCAGTCCAATCATGATCAAGATCATATCCTCTATTTTTAGCATTGTCTTTCACCCAATCTGTGCATTCTATAATGTCGCCAAGTCTTGTAGGTGATCCGTTTTCAATCGCCAGCATTGCTGTTGATGCTATTCCATTTTTATATGTAATAAAAATAGTTTGTCCAAACCCCAAAGTCATTAGTTTTGCACCAACTCCATAGTTATCACTATCACTTTGGGTCTTTCCTACACTACTGTAAAAATTAGTTGCAAGTCTTAGATCGCCGCCTGTCATTCCTCCATAATTGAGAAAACTTACTTTATATCCGCTGTATGTACCTGGGCCAAAGAAGTCATTTAATTTAAGAGCTCTGACTTTAATAGGCGTTGAAATATCAATTGTATGTGATTTTTTATAATTTATAGTTGCTTCTATACAGTTTCGAAGTAACTCTCGCACCCACATTTTTTTAAATGGTGCTTCATTAATTAGTCTTAAAATCGCGAAATCTTGATTCGCGATACCTATCTTAGTATCGTTCATATTTTTCTCCTGTTTTTGGGCAACACACTGGATGCCACTCGATATGAATTTTTTTATGTTTGTTATGACACACTGGTCATTAAGAAATATATTTATTAGTTCTACTATATCACAAATCAAACAACGTGTCAACCGTTTTTTCTGCGATATCATCTGTTTTTTCTTTTCACTTTTTTAGTTCCGAATCGGCCTTCAACTCTTGTAAAGTTTTCTTTTCTCTGATAGCATTCTGCAAGTCAAGTACTTGTTCATTCTCTATCATCTTAATGATAGTATTTGTTGTCCCAATCTCTTGCTGGATCATACCTAACTTGAACATTAATTTTTCTAATTCTGTCTGATAAAATGCAAGTTCTTTTTCTTTTAGTGCACGTTTCTCATATATATCTGCCAAACTAATAATTAATTTAGGTGTAGGTATTTCTATATCTTCATCGGGTGTTATTATTTTTTTCATAATGATAATTACTCCTATTACTATTAGTAATTATCATTTTTTAAAATACTCCACATCTCCTCAATTTTATGATTTTTAATATATTCATCTTCATTAGCGTACATACCAGTTCGTTTTAGTTTTGCTTCAACATACCATAGAATTTGATATAATTCTTTTTTTGCATACCAACAATTATATCCATCCATAGCATGGTTACTTTCTTGAAATGCTATCTTATCTATTTCATTTTTAATAACCTGTAGATCCCAATCTTTAATCACAGTTTACTCCACACATCAACATACACTCCATCGTTGCGGCCGCTTTCAGTCAATGTGAAATTCTCTTCAATTAATGTACTGGGCAAAAATGTATCACAATTATATGTACCAGAAATTCTACTTAATCTAAATTCATCAATCAAGTCAATGCAATCTAATATTAACTTAGCGCCACCTATTACACATACATCCTGTTCTGCACTTATTGTATATATTCTTGATTTATAAATATCTGGACGCACTACTTCAATTGAACTAGAATTATCAGGTATATTCATTTTACCAGATACAATAATATTATGTCTGCCGGGTAGAGGTTTAATTGGTAAACTATCCCACGTATTTCTACCCATGACAATAGTTCTGTGTAATGTTGTCGCCTTAAACCACTTCATATCAGATGGATTATGTGGCCACGGAAGTCCACCATCTTTACCGATACCCCAAGATTCATCACATGCTAGTATTGCTTTAATCAATGGTATGTTCTCCCTTTAATATTGTTAAATTGGTTCTGTCTTAAATCTGTTACCAATTTTAATACTGCATCAATCTGATTTGGTAATGAATCATTATCACCTAAATGATATGGCAGTTGAATACATCTTATGTCACCATCAATATCAAATATAAATGCATAATCCGTATCATCTAATTTACTATCGTCTGTGGAGCGTGTAATTTTAAATTCTTTTAAATCGGAATTGTTTTTACTCATTAATTAAATTACTCCAGGCTTTTAATTTTTTTCTCTTAACTTCTATTCTATCACGTAAATCATTATCAGTCAATAGTCCATTTTCAATCAGTAATTCAATCATACAAAGAACATCACCAGTCTCTTCGATTAATTTTGATTTCCACTTATCATTGATCTCTTCTTTGTATCTATATTTGCGTAAGTGTTTCATACATACTTGTGTTAGTTCACCACATTCTTCAGCAGTAATTGCCATTAGTTGTTGTAGTTCATTTATAGGATATTGTTTCATCCGAATATCGCCATTATGATCATAATAAGCACAATCCAAGTAAGCCAATTAGTACTACCACCAACGTGACCTTTGCGTTTTGCACATTCATAACAGTATCTATATTTTGCATTTGTTTTATTTGAACATAAAAATGCAGCACATGTCTTTTTACTCATTTATAAGCCTTTCCAAATCCTTCTACATAAAGTCTGTCTTTCTCTACAAATCGCCATATATTAAAGTCGCCAAATTTGCCATACATTTTAGCACCAGGATCCCTACGTTCAAATGCAGATAATATATCATCTGATTTGTCATTGTATAGTTCTAACTTACCGAATAGGGTAACACGTGCATTATTCATTTCTGTATTATGTCTATTTTCTCCAGCAAAATAAAGTGCAACATTTTCACTGATAGTTTTAATGTTTTTGGTATGTTGACTCAAATCACTTAGCAACAAATATATATTATCATCATCTAGCAGTACCGGTGTAACTTTAGAAATCTCAGGAAATTTGTTGCCTGTTGTTCCAATAGCGGCCTGTTGATAGTTCACCAGTAGGTTTATCACCTCGTTCTTAACTGTTTCAATATCGTGATACATCTTCTAATCCCATAA